TGATGATAGATCTAATTTTCTCTGATGAAAGCACTGAAAACCCCTCTTCGTTATCCTGGTGGCAAATCACGTGCCCTTACTAAAATTGTACCTCATATTCCTGATCTTTCAGAGTACAAAGAATATCGTGAACCATTCCTAGGTGGTGCTTCAGTTGCAATTCAAGTATCCAAAATGTATCCTCATTTGGATATTTGGGTGAATGACCTTTATAAACCTTTAGTTACTTTCTGGCAGCAGTTGCAGGAGAATGGTAAGGAAATGAGTAATTTTCTTGCCACTGTCAAAAGATTTCATGATACTGTTGATAAAAGCAAAATGCTTTTTAACTCATGTAAGCAACATCTAAATGATGACAGTAAGTCTGATTTTGATAAAGCATGTGCTTTTTATGTTGTGAACAAGTGTTCCTTCTCAGGTCTTACTGAGTCATCTTCTTTCTCTAAGATGGCATCTCAGAATAACTTTACTATGAGAGGAATTGAAAAACTACCAGAGTTTCAAAAGATTATTGCTGATTGGCAGATCACAAATCTTTCTTATGATGAACTTCTAGATGAATCATCTGAAAGAAAAGCATTTATCTATCTTGATCCACCATATGCCATCAAGGATAGTCTTTATGGAAAAAAAGGGAATATGCACAAGGGATTTGATCATGATCAATTTGCCCTTGATTGTACTGATTGTAGTATGGATATGCTTGTTTCATACAACTCTGATCAGTTGGTGAAGAATAGATTTGATAGTTGGAGCACTGCTGAGTTTGAACATACTTATACACTAAGATCTGTGGGTAAGTATATGCGTGAACAGAAAGATAGAAAAGAACTTTTGCTACTTAATTATGGAATTAAAGGATTGGTTGAATGCAATTAACTTTACTAAGGAAGATCTTACTGAACACATAAAGGAATATCCTCCTTTTATTGTAAATAGATGTCTTTCAGGGCACCTTGATTGTGTATTATTTGCTAATGAAATGAACAAGTACCATTTCTTAGACAAAGATATGCAATTTAACTTTTATATAAATATTTTGAGAAAAAGGAAGAGATTCTCTCCCTGGATTCGCAAAGAAAAAGAATCAGATTTAGAGTTTGTAAAATCATACTATGGTTATAGTAATGAAAAGGCATCTCAAGTTATGAAGATTCTATCTAATGAACAAATCGAATTCATCAAAAAACGACTTGAAACTGGTGGAACAAAATGAATCAAACAAGTGAGCCCCAAGTAAATTGGTCTCAGGATAAGATGGTTGAGGTTAGACTCAATGAACCTGATGATTTCTTAAAAGTGAGAGAAACTCTTACTAGAATTGGTGTTGCTTCTCGCAAAGAAAAGAAACTTTATCAATCTTGCCATATTTTGCACAAACAAGGTAAATACTTTATAGTGCATTTCAAGGAGTTGTTTGCCCTTGATGGTAAATACGCTAACCTTACTATTAACGATGTTCAGCGTAGGAATCGTATTACTCGCTTGCTTGCTGATTGGGGTCTCATTTCAGTAGTTAAAGAAGATTCAATTATTGATATTGCTCCACTGAATCAAATTAAAGTGCTTCCATACAAGGATAAGAGTGAATGGACACTTGAACAGAAGTATAATATTGGTAAAAAAGGAAAACAACAGGAGGAGGGTTAACCACACCCCATTTTTACTAGAAAGTGTTATAATTAGTAGTGTAGAAGGTGTGGGACCTAGGTCCCCCTTTTACGCCAATGGATGCCTTAGGGGTCCACACAACTAAACTTGCTAGTAAAGGAGTTTTTCAAATGGGTAACCTCATGAAGTACAATGCTGCGAACCTGGATCAGTTGATGGACAGGATTAACAGACATAGTATTGGAATGGATGATTACTTTGATAAAATTTTCAAAGCACAAGCATCTAACTATCCTCCCTATAACCTTATTCAACTGAGTAATACAGAGTCACACCTTGAGGTTGCACTCGCAGGATTTAAAAGGGAAGAAGTTAGTGTCTACACAGAATATGGTAAGCTCTTTATTGAGGGCAAAAAGGAAAATAAAGAAAAAGAAGAAGACACTCACGTCATACACCAGGGTTTGGCTCAACGGAGTTTTAATCGTTCGTGGACAATCAGTGACGACACGGAAGTTAGATCAGTTACTTTTGAAGATGGGCTTTTGACAGTTATCTTGGGTAAAGTTGTCCCTGAACATCATGCAAAGAAAAATTGGCTCTGATATATAATAGGTATCGTCGCCGCAAGGAGACTTCTGGCAAAATCCAGAGGTCTCCATTTTTTTATTAGGAGAATTATGAAAATTAGATTAGCACTTTTAAAGTCAGGTGAAGAAGTCATCTCTGCTGTTGATGAGATGGTGGTTGAAGATAAAGTGGTAGGATATATTTTTAATTATCCATGCACTGCTAGACTTACAACAAGAGTCGATGATGAGGGGAAAAGTGTCCCTTGTAAAATTAAATTGAATCCTTGGATTCCTCTTACTAAAGATTCAAGTATTCCAGTTGTGATGGATTGGGTTATCACATTCACTAACCCAATTGATAAATTAGAGGAAATGTACATTAAATTGCTTGAAGATAATGGATTTACAAAACCTGAAAGTGATAGTTCTGACGAATCAGCAGATCCTGGTCTCACAGATTGAAGAGGTTTCAACTGATCTTGGGGAACCAGATTGTAAATTAGTTGAACCATTCTTAATTTGTGATGAGATGGTATTGAAACCTTGGATGATTGACATGACAAATCAGAATACATTTATGATTCATTCTGACAAGATCTTGACTATTGCTGATCCTAATAGTAAACTGAGAGAGAAGTATGAAGGGTTGATTGGGTGAGATTTTATACTAATGTCCAGATGGTTGGAAACAATTTTCTTGTTCGTGGTTATGAAAATGGACAGAAGAAAATCTACAAAGAAGAGTATCAACCCACTCTCTATGTTAAATCAACTAAAGAGTCCAAGTGGAAAACTCTTGAAGGAGAAAATGTAGAACCTATTCAACCAGGAACTGTAAGGGATTGTAGGGAGTTTTATAAGAAATATGATAGTGTTGATGGATTTCCAATTTATGGGAATGAAAGATATGTCTATCAATACATTTCTGACAAATATCCAGAGGAAGAGATTAAGTTTGATATCTCAAAAATTTCTTTGGTGACTATGGATATTGAGGTTCAGGCAGAACATGGTTTTCCTGATCCTGAATCTTGCTCAGAAGAGATGCTGACCATCTCCATTCAAGATAACGCTACTAAACAAATCATCACATGGGGGAGAAAGGCATACACTCCTTCTCAAGAAAATGTCACATATCATCACCATGAGGATGAGATTGAAATGCTTAATGCATTTCTTTATTGGTGGACAAACAACACCCCTGATGTCATCACAGGATGGAATGTGAGGTTGTATGACATCCCTTACCTGTGTGGAAGGATCAGCAGAATTATGGGTGAAAAGAAGATGAAACTTCTTTCACCTTGGGGATTGGTTTCTCAAGATGAAATTTATATTTCTGGTAGAAAATTCAATGTTTATGACATTGCTGGACTTACTACATTGGATTATCTTGAGCTTTATAAGAAGTTCACTTACAAAGCTCAGGAGTCTTACAGACTGGACTACATAGCCCAAGTAGAGTTGGGTCAGAAAAAACTTGATCATAGTGAGTTTGATACCTTCAAAGATTTCTATAGGGGTAACTGGAAGAAGTTTGTAGATTACAACATCATTGACGTGGAACTTGTTGACCGTTTGGAAGACAAGATGAAACTAATTGAACTTGCCATGACCATGGCATATACTGCAAAGGTCAATTATGTTGATGTTATGTTCCAAGTTAGAATGTGGGACACAATCATTTATAACTATTTAAAGAAGAGGAATATTGTTATTCCTCCTAAGGATAGATCTGAAAAAGATGGTAAGTATGAGGGTGCTTATGTCAAAGAACCGATTCCAGGAAAGTATGATTGGGTTGTTAGCTTTGACCTCAATAGTCTGTATCCTCATCTCATTATGCAGTATAATATTTCCCCAGAAACTCTCATGGAAGAGAGACATCCCTCAACTACGGTTGATAGAATCCTTAAGGAGGAATTGACTTTTGAGATGTATAAGGACTATGCAGTATGTCCTAATGGTGCATTGTATAGGAAGGATGTGAAGGGATTTCTTCCTGAACTAATGGAGAAGATGTACGCAGAGAGGGTCATCTTTAAGAAAAGAATGCTTGCTGCTAAGCAAGAGTATGAGAAGACTCCTACCAAAACACTTGAGAAGGAGATTGCTAGGTGCAATAACATTCAGATGGCAAAGAAGATCTCTCTTAACTCTGCTTATGGTGCTATTGGTAATCAGTACTTTAGGTACTACAAACTAGCAAATGCTGAAGCAATCACAACATCTGGTCAAACATCTATTAGGTGGATTGAAAATAAAATGAACAGATACCTAAATAATCTGTTACAAACTAAAGATGTAGATTATGTCATCGCATCTGACACTGACTCAATCTATATTAATTTCGGACCTCTTGTTGATAAATTTTT